ACAACTCAGGGAAATAGTTATGACGGATTACAGTTCGTTAAAATCTACGATAGCAAGTTACTTAGGTCGTAGCGATCTGACTACACAGATACCGGACTTTATCCAATTGGCTGAGGAACGGCTTCGTAGAGACCTCAGAACACGTCAGATGCTCATTGTGGCTCGTGCTGATACCACAAGTGGTACTGAGACTGTCGGCTTGCCTACGGACTTCCTAGAGATGCGTGACGTACATCTGCGTACTAACCCTGTAACGTCAGTAACGTACCTTTCACCTAATTCTTTTTACGCTACGGCTAGGACTACTGATTCAGGTCAGCCGGTGAACTACACCATTCTAGCTTCAGAGATTCAATTCGCTCCTATACCTGATAGCGTTTACAGTATTCAAATGCTGTATTACGGTAAGCCAGCGTATCTATCCGATACTAATATCGTTAACGTATTTTTAACTAATTATCCTGATGCTTTGCTGTATGCGGCGTTAGGCGAAGCTGAACCGTATTTGATGAATGATGCACGACTTCAAACGTGGGCTGCTTTGTATGATCGTAGCATTACAGCAATTTCTACTGCCGACCAGAATGGTGAATACGGTGGTCAACCTATGTCTATGTCTGTGAGGTAAATCATGGCTGAAATTTCGAACTACCTAGAAAACGCATTAATTAACGGTACTTTACGTGCTACTAGCTATACAGCACCTACTACCACTTACTTAGCTTTATATACCAATGACCCTACAGATGCCGATACAGGTACTGAGGTCACAGGTGGCTCGTATGTACGTCAGGCTATTACGTTTAGTGCTCCGTCTAACGGTGCTACGTCTAATAGCTCTGCGATTGAATTCCCACAATGTACGGCTGATTGGGGAACAGTTACTCACATTGGTATTCGTGATGCTGTAACGACAGGTAATCTGCTGTATCACTCAGCATTAGATACGAGTAAGACTATTGCTAACGGTGATATATTTAAGATAACAGCAACGAATCTTTCAGTAACTTTGGCATAGGGGTAAATTATGTCTACTATCGTTACTCGTGCTGGTAAGGGTTCTGCCCTTAGTTATGTAGAGGTTGATGCAAACTTTACTAATTTAAATTCAGACAAGATTCAATCAGGTAATACCGTAGCTGCATTAGCAATTACTAGCGCAACTATTAGCGGTGGAACGATTACTGGTATTACTGACTTAGCTGTTGCTGATGGTGGTACTGGTGTTAGTACGCTGACAGGTGTCGTTAAAGGCAATGGTACTAGCGCATTTAGTGCTGCTACTGCTGGTACAGACTACGTTGCTCCGGGTACTGCTACCACGTTTACCGCAACGCAGACGTTTAGTGGTTCATCTAGCGCATTAGGAATGGTATTAAATGATGCTGCTGAAACCGTCACAATATCTGCTACGGCTGCGACAGGTACGATTGCTTATGATGTAACTACGCAATCAGTCTTGTATTACACAACGAATGCATCGGCTAACTGGACTGTTAACTTTAGAGCGTCTAGCGGTACAAGTTTGAATACAGCAATGTCAACAGGTCAATCTGTGACAGTTACATTTTTAGTACAGCAAGGAAGCACAGCGTATTACAACAATGCTGTTCAAGTAGATGGATCGTCAGTCACTCCGAAGTATCAGGGCGGCACAGCTTGGTCTGCTGGTAATGCAAGCTCTATCGACGCATATACCTATACCATTGTTAAAACAGGCAACGCAGCATTTACCGTATTTGCTGCTCAAACGAGGTTTGCATAATGGGGTTGCTCTCTACAATTGGATCGGCATCAGGTAGGGCGTTTGGTCTTACTAGAGTAGGCGCTGCAATTAGAGACGCTTACTTTAACCTGACTACGCTACTGCTTAACACTAGCAGCACTAACGGAGCGCAGAACAATACGTTCTTAGATAGCTCGTCTAATAACTTCACTATCACCCGCAACGGTAATACTACGCAGGGAACATTTACGCCGTTTAGTCAGACGGGGTGGGGGAACTACTTTGATGGAAGTAGTTGGATAAGCGTCCCTGATTCAACAGATTTAGATTTGGCTAGTGGCACAAGCTGGACTATGGAGGCGTGGGTATTTAATACTGCAAGTGGTGTATTAAGAACAATACTTGGCTCTCAAACTTCTGCTGGCGACTTAAATTTTGTTTTAAATATTGACTCTAGCAACAAAGTATCCGTCCGTTGGACAAACTCAACCCCAACTAACTATGTTGTTACTGATACAAGTGATTTTCCTTTAAATCAATGGGTTCACGTTGCCGGTGTTAATAATGGTGGCACGATGTCGTTGTACGTTAATGGCGTTTCAAAAGGTACGCCCGTATCTATTAGCGGTACTTTTAGAAACTTAAGCTCCGTTGTTTCAGTCGGTCGCGGAGGGGATTATGCAGGTCAGTATTTCACAGGATTTATATCTAATGCTCGTATCGTCAATGGTACGGCAATTTATACTGGTGCGTTTACACCTAGCACAACTCCTCTAACTGACGTTACCAATACCAAACTGTTGACTTGTCAGAGCAATAGATTTATTGATACAAATACACAAGTTTCAGCTAAGACCGTAACTGTAGGCGGCACACCATCCGTCCAAGCCTTCTCTCCATTCTTACCTACTGCTGCTTATGACGCTGCTGTAGTAGGTGGTAGTGGGTACTTTGATGGGGGTGGGGATTATATAAATTCAAGCATTACTGCATTTGGTACTGGGAACTTTACTATTCAATGTTGGGTTTATTTTACCGCGGCTATAGCTAGTAAAGGTGTTTTCCATGTAGCGACATTAACTGCTTTGCCCGGATCAGTAACTGGCGTAGCGTTAGCTAATGGTTCTAGTGGTGGGTGGGCTTTGTACTACAACAATGGAAGCCAAAATACTACTGCTACATTAACTCCAGCGCTAAATACTTGGGTTCATTTAGCCGTAGTAAGGACTGGAACAACCATTCGTGTTTATGTTAATGGAGTTATGAATCAGTCGCAAACAGATAGTGCAAATTACACTAATCAAGCTGCTGCGATTGGAGGTTTTTTCAGTACAAGTAACTTAATGACTGGTTATATATCTGGTTTTAAAGTAACAAATACTGCAGACTATTCTGGAACAAGCACTACAACAGAAAACTTTACATTACCAACAGCCCCACCAAGCCCAACTAGCTCTATTTTGTGCTGTAACTTTACCAACGCTGGCATCTACGACTCTGCTGCAAAGAATGTACTAGAAACTGTAGCTGATGCACAGGTAAGCACAACACAAGCAAAGTGGGGTACTACGTCCATGAAGTTTGATGGAACTGGGGATTATTTAACTTCACGATATTCGCCCAATTTAGAATTTGGTTCTGGCGACTTTACGGTTGAATGTTGGGTGTATTTTTCGACGTTGCCTTCTAATGCTGCGGCAACAATTGTTTCTTATGGTGACTCTGATAACACACCTAGATGGCTACTTTATTATGATAGTCGTACAGGAAGCGCAAATGGACTTAGATTTTCAGTCATTAACGGAGCAGGAACAGGAATTATTGCTGTTGAGGGCGGTGGAACTTCTGGATGGTCTGCAAATACTTGGTATCACGTTGCGGTTACGCGCTCTGGTAGTAGTTGGAGATTGTTTAGGGATGGAACACAAACTGGATCAACTGTTACCGACACGGATGCAATACCTGCTGCGTCTAATAATGGTCTTGTTGTTGGTGCGGAACCTAATGGTACTGTATTGTTAAATGGTTATATTGATGATTTAAGAATTACTACTGGTTACGCTAGATACACAGCAAACTTCACCGCTCCAACAGCACCCTTTCCTCTCCAATAGGTGACTCATGCTTTACTCTAAAAACGGCTCTATTCCTAAAGCAGAGACAGACGGCACAGATGGCTGGATTGAAGTGGCTGATGCTCCTGAGTGTCCTGAAGGCAAAGAGGTAGTTTGGTGGTATCCACCGGGTTGGGTTATTCGTGATCCTAAGCCAGAGGGTAATTGGTCGTGGTCGCAATCGCAAGAGCAATGGGTTGAGTACACAGTACAAGAGATTGTAGATATACCAACACTAGAATCCGTTCAAATTAGTACAATTGCTTCGTCTGATTTTCAGGCATTAACGTCAGAGCAGATTAGTGGATTGTAATGGCTAACAATTACGTCGATTTTGATTACTGGATTCAAGGTTATGGTGAGGATGACTTAAGCTCTCCTGATCTATACGTTGTTGCTGGCTATTGGGATTCTGGCTATTGTGAGAACGAAGGTATTAGTGCGTCTGTTATTGGTACTGCTACCGTACTAGCATCAGGTCAGGGTATATATGGCGGTATAGCAAGCATTACAGGTACGGCTACTGTAACGGCTATCGGTGATTCTTCTCCAGCAATACGAGCAAGTATTACTGGTTTAGCTACGGTAACTGCTAACGCTACATTTGTAACTGTCGGTGCTTCTTCTATTAATGGTCTAGCTACAGTTACGGCAAATGGTAGTTCAGTATTTTCTAGTTCTGCTGCTATTACAGGCAATGCGACTATAGGTGCTATTGGTGATGTTATCGGTTACGAGTGGACTGTAGTTACTCCAGAATCTACTAATTGGGCTAGACAGTAATGGCAAAACAAAAGATTATCTTCGGAGAGTGGTTGCCAGATCAGCCGGGTGTTTCTGGTGCGGTAATGGATGCCTATAACTGTTATCCAGTTACTAATGGCTATGCTCCGTTACGTGATGCAGTAGATTATTCTGCTGATGCAGGTCAGAACTTATTGGTTGCTTTCGCAGGTAAGTTTGCTGGTGCTTCTTCGTTATTCGCTGCTGGTGCTACACAGATTTACAAGTTTAACCCTAGCAATACTGGCTTAGATGCATTAACGACTACTGGTTATTCTACTGTTGAGGCATGGGATATTACTCAGTTCGGCTCTAAGATGATCTTAGCTAACGGTGCAGACCAGTTGCAGGCTTATGATCTAGGTTCATCGACGTACTTTGCTGATTTGGCTGCTGCGGCTCCTGCTGCTAAGTTTGTAACGGTAGTTCGTGACTTTGTTGTAGCGGCTAACGTAGGTGGTGAGGAAAATAAGGTCTATTGGTCGGATATTAATGACGAGACTGACTGGACTCCGGGTGCTGCATCTCAATCTGACTCACAAGTTATGCCTGATGGTGGTGATATTACTGGTTTAGCGGGTGGAGAATACGGCTTAGTGTTCTTAGAACGTGCTATTTACCGTATGACGTACTCAGGTAGTCCGTTTTTCTTCCAATTTGACGCTATTTCTAGGACGTTAGGCTGTATGTCTAATGGTTCTGTAGCTCAGTTTGGCAATTTAACGTACTTCTTGTCTGACGATGGCTTTTATATGTGTGATGGCAAGTCAGTTAAGAATATCGGCGTAGAAAAGGTTAATCGTTGGTTCTTTAATAACGTCAGTTTGAGCGAAATTCAGACAGGCATGAGTGCGACGATTGATCCAGTTAAGAAATTAGTTATCTGGAACTTTAAGAATAACTTTGGTCGCAGATTCCTGCTGTATTACTCGATTGATCTGAATAAGTGGTCGTATGGTCTGACAGACGTTAACTTCTTAGCGTATGGACTGACACCTAGTGCCACACTTGAGCAGTTAGATATTTACTATTTTGATAGTACAAACCAGAAAACTGGTACGTACACACAAAGTAGCACTACTGTTACCGTTACTGTTACAGATCATGGGTTGGGAACTGGTGCTTATGTATCTTTTGATGCAACGTCTGGTGCTGGAGTAGATGGAACATTCGCAGTAACACGAACTAATGCAAATGTATTTACATTTACAGCCGCAACTGGTGCGACTATTACTACGTCTAATTGCACAATCACATTGCCAAGTATTGATAACGCAGCAGAGCAGATACCGTTAGATTCACGTACTTGGGCTGGTGGTCAGCTTATATTCGTTGGCGTTAGAAGCCAGAAGATTGTAGTTTTTTCTGGTGCATTACTTTCTGCTTATATTACTTCTGGAGACATAGATATTGGACGTTCTATTATCACATTGGCAAAACCTATTATCGATAATGGAATCGCGTCAGTCGCAGTTGCCAGTAGAAAACTATTGTCAGACAGTATTGAGTTCGGAACGACATCGACACCAGACTCAGAGAACAGAGTGCCATTGAGAGCTAACGGTAATTACCATCGTATCAAGGTAAGCCCGACTAATGCTAACTGGGAAACGATTATTGGTTGTGAAATTGATATTACTCAGCAGGGTACGCGATGACTAAACGTGCTCAGTTCCGTACATTACCTGTATTCGGCTCTGATGAACGTGCAGTTAGTGAAGTTGTCCGTGGGATTATGGACGGTAAGACGAATAATACTGGTGAAATTACTTTAGCGACTGGTAATGCTACGACTACAACGCTTTTTGACGGTCGTATAGGTAACGAGAGCCTTTTATTCTTTACGCCTATATCTGCGGCTGCATTTGCTGATTCGATGCCTTACGGAGCGTTTCAGGACTCTACAAACCAGACTGCGGCTAGTACAACAGCAGCTTATGCTATTACATTAAATACAACTGACTACTCCAATGGAGTATATGTATCT